TAGCAAAAGGTGTTAAGGCAGGAGCCAATGTTGTAAGTGATGCAACAAAGATGTTCCCAAGATTTAATCCAGAGACTTCAATAAAATCTAAATTTCCTCTGACACAAGGTCAAAGGACTGCAGAGTTGCCTGATGTTAAAAAAGGTTCAATACAATCAAAAGTCACACAACAACTTGAAGAGGAAGATGTTTTAAGAAATGCGCCATCGACAAACCCACTTGCTTCAAATATTATAAAAGGATTTGATGAAAGCCAACTTACAGCGATCCGTAATGAAGCAGACCTACTCAGGAAAGAGTTTGGCTCAGGCAGAGTTGACATAGTTGATGCTGACGATATACCTACTGCAGTTGGTGAGGAGATCCAAACCTCTGTAACAAAAACTGCAACCTCTCTGAAAGACAGTGCAGGCAAAGCATACGAAGTTGTTAAAGGTGCTGAATTTCAACCTGTAATGAGTCGTGAGGGTGTTCTTGAGACAACTAACAATGCTCTTAACTCTGTTCTCAGCAAAGATGGGCTAGGCATAACCCAGCGAGAACTCGCAGACATGAAGATCCTTAACAGAGAACTTGATTACCTAAAAAGGATTAACAACCTAGCACAAAAGCCGAACTTTAAAGGTTCACCACTTAACATTTTATCTGGTTATCAAAAAAGCCTTAACAGAGCATTCAGATCAGCAGAAGAAGGCTCACCAGAGCAACTAGCACTTGGCAGGATAAAAGGTGAAGTTGATAAGGCAGTTTTTGAAGGCATTGAAAAAGGAATAATTACTGGCGATGAGGCAGTGTTAGAATCTCTGAAAGAAGCAACAGACCTTTACAGACAATACATAGGCTTGACAGGGAAAGCAGGAGGCAAAGACTCTCAAGAGAAAGCAGCCAACAGAATATTGCAAATGATAACCAACCCAAACTATACACCCAAGCAAGTTGTCACTGCATTTTTTGGTCACGCAAAATTTAACCCAAACCAATCAATGGGTCTTGTTCTTAATAAACTTAAAAATGTGCTTCCTGAAGAGCAATATAAAGAAGTGGTTGCATTGGCCAAAGACGCAGTTCTTGAGAAAGCCTTTTCTGGAACAGGCAAGTCTGGTGTGACAAGAACAAACATTGTAAATAACTATGATGATGTTTTTGTTAAGAACAAAGCAATAACAAGTTTGTTATTTAATGCTGATGAGATAAAAAGAATCAAACAATTCAGAGATGATGTTATGCCTACTCTTTGGGCTGACATAAAATTAAATCCATCAAACTCTGGTTACACAATTCTCTCAGGCATGGCTAGGAATGGCTTGCTTAATTATGCTAGGTTAGTTCCTATT